GGTTCTATCTGAATTTCATAATTTAAACTTATTGCTCTACTCATTTTATATTATATCCTCCTATTATCCACTTACCGATGTTACGCCTGCACTTGCCAGACTAAGTATCAATTCTTCTATAGGCGGCGGAAAAACTGCCTGCATAAATACTTCTTCCTGCCCGTTATTGATATTAGCAAGGGTATTTATTGTAAAATCGTTTACAATGATACATACATCGTTGAAAACAGTAGCCGTACCATCTTCTTTTTGGCCTTTGAATAAATGTCCTGCTTTATATTTACGGTTCATGTAAGACACGACAGTTCTTCTATGACTTGTTGTTCCATCAATAGAAGATCTATCCTGTTCAAGATTGCGTAAAAAAGCGACTATTGATCTGGAATAGAGTATCCACTGAAATATCTGATTCTGGAACTTATAACCGTCGTCAGTAGAGAATGTTCTGGCGGAATTTATTGTAATTCCTTTACCTCTGGTAAACTTGCATATATTTACCGAGTAGTTTCTGATAAGTCTTCCACCAACTCCATCTGCATCGTCATGAACTAATCCATTTGTATCGATCAGTTTCCCATTAGCTTTCAAAACCATTTCCGATTTGTTGCCGGCTGCTACTTTTGATTCCCCAAATTTCAAGTAAGTATTAAACCAATGAGCGGCAGCTATGCCTGTCATCGGAATATCTTTTGTTCCTGAAACTTTTGTAGGATCATTGACTTTTATCCATTTATCAGCAGGAAGCATCGCAAATACTATTCCGCCTCTGAGAGAAGCTCCAAAATTCTTTAGCGTGTCTTCGGTAGCTCCATTGCTGGATTGGGCATAGAATATGCCTTTATATCCATCAGTAGTAAATCCACTCATATTTTGATTATGAGTTATACTTGAACTTTCAGGGGCAAGCAAAATAGTAAATTCAGTCGACGAAAGATAAGTGTCAGCTAAAGTGTCCCAAGTAGAATCTGAAGGAGAACTACCATCCGAACCCCCTGAAAGAGCTGTCCATGAGGTAAGTTCTGCCGGAATCTGTTCGTCTGGATTGCTTGTATTCGAAGAATTAACCGCAAGTATAATAAAATTAGACCCTGCTTCAGTATCATTCACCTCTCCCGCAAGCCCTACCGTGTCAGATTTTGCAAAAGGTTCCTGCCATGTTTCTATCTTCTGATAGTTGCCAAGATCATCCTTAATAGCAAGCTCCAATCTCCAATCCAGTCTTGTTACCGTAGTCCCCGAAACCGAGAATCCTCCTGATTCAGTAAGAGCCGCAAAAGTAACTGTTTTCGTAGAAGTATTGATATCTGTTATTGCTCTGACTTCTACGTCATTTCCTTCCTCGAACTTGATATAATTACCTATTTCAAGGTTGTCAACATTATCAAGAGTAGCAGTAGTAGCAGAATCAACTAATTCAGCAGTGAGCTTCATCGTGATATCTTCTATTTGCGTAATCTTGATAGCCATTTTATTGCCGAAAGCGGATTTATCATCCAAACCTCTTCTCCCGGCAGAAATTGTAAATATTGCAGAACCGGCTTCATCCAGGATACTATAAGAAGCTTGCGCGGCAGATGTATCTACATAACTCAAAACCTTCATCTCGCAGTTTATACTGTTTTCTAGTTCGTCAAAAAACGATTTAGCAACATAACTGCCGTAATAACTTGAATTATTACCGCCACATTTCTTATAGAAATCGTTCATGCTGTAAATTTCATCATGAACTACAGGATAACCATTAGCGTCTACAATTCCGCGTTCCGTTTTACAAAGCAATGCAACTTTATAAATATCAATATCAGTAAGATTAGCGCCGCCTTTTGCCGGAACACGCTGTGCATACGAGCCATAATTAGGCATTATTTATTCCTCCGTATCATCTATAAAATCAGTATCTTTAAATTCCAAAAATTTCTTCTCCGGATTTTCTTCTTCGACTTTTTTCTTCCTTACATAAGTTCTTTTTGGTTTTTCGACTTCAGGTTTATCCTCTATCTTCTCCCCCAAACTTTTTTCAGGAATAATTATCTCCCTAACCGGTTCTTTCATAAAAGGAACCAAAGATACATCAAAAAATATTTTAGACCTCTCTATCTCCTCTTTGTATATATTCCATGAATCAATGACTGCTTCTCCCAAAGCCGGGATTTTCATAGAAGTTCCATCTACTAAATTTAAAGACTGTGGTTCGTTTGTTTTATTTTTAAAATTAAGCTTCATATTGTTAAACTCCTTCAGATTCTAATGTCAGCGTCAAATCATCTATATAACCAAAATCAACCAGTAAATGAGGTTGAGGCTGTAACCTATAATAATATGCTATTCTAGGATTATTGCCTATCTCGGAATCGGCAAAAATCGAAGTATCCAAATATATATCAACTCTTTCGCCATCCAATAAAAATTGAAACTCCTGTCCGTATTTATTATTAAATTCCATAGCAAGCTGCATTAACTTTTTTTTGCTTCTGCAATCAATATAAATAAGAATTCCTAAATCAGCAAGATATTGTTTCAATTTCACTCCATTTTTTGTTACAAGGATAGTGTCTTCTTTCATCGGAATAAAATCAAATATTTTTATTCCACATATAGGATCTGGTTCAACGGAATCATAATCTTCTCCTCTAACCGGGCACAATACTCTTACTTCATCCCCGGAAGAAAATGAATTTGTTAATGCATCAGTCAGTGTTCCAGATCTATCTATCAATTCTACTGTTTCTGTGGTCCCTCCTCCATCATCCAGTTCAAGTATAGAAGTATCAGTTATATATTCAGAATCAGTATCAGTAATAGATATTTCTTCATCCCCTGCATCGGCATCAGCAGAAAGAGTGGTGGAATAATCGTAATCAAGATTTATATGATCTTTTAATGCTTCTATTACATCCACAGTAGAATTATAATCTACTTTCCTGTATCCTATATAATCAACGAGCAAAGTAAGATTTTCAACAAGACTTGTAATAACTATTTCAGATACATCCCCCATAGCAGAACAGTTTATTGGGATAAATGTCCATCTCCCGGTTATCATGTGATCCCTGGTAAAATCATAATTATTCCCATCAATTGTAATTCTGAATATATCTCCATCTGTTAATTGATCTTTTAGAAAAATATATAATGTAATCTCTTCTTGTAAAGACATATCAACTTCATCAAAAGCAATAGTAACGTATTCATCTTCTGCATTAGTCCATACAATTTTCTTTGAACTACCTGTTATAGAACTATCGGTAAAATTAGACACTACGACAGCCGCATCTGATGGAGTCCATGTATCGTTTGCTATTTCAGTAAACATTAATTACCTATCGTTACCAATCTTCCTTCGAGTTTTATTTTTACAGGTTTTCCAAACTTTTTGAATGTTTTCATAGCCCTCCGCTCTTTATTCTTCAGCCATCTTCTTTCGCTATTATACCGTTTTTGAGCTAGGCTCCTGTCCCGTTTCCTTCCTATTTTTTTACCTTTTGCTCTTACTTTATTTTGTTTCTCAGCCATTATATTGCTCCTAACATTTTAAGCGGATCTGCTTTATTTGGATCTGACATAGGACTTGCCATCATCTTATCAATATATTGATCAGTAGCTTTAATATCTTCTCCGGTAAGCATATATTGTAAATAGCTTATTAATATAAACGGCCTGGCTTCAACATGTAACCAATGAGTAGTTTCCTTTAAATATATTCCATGTTCTTCTCGTAACCATGCCCTGACTTTTGCTCCTTTCTTACCCAGTTCTCCACCTAATTTTTCAGAAGCCGGAATTCTATAACCTGTATGTGCTAATATAGCTGCTTTTGTCCACGTCATATAATCGGCTTTGCCTGGTATTTTTTCATCTTTTCCAAAATAACCCGCTTCTGCGGCATTATTTCCTACTGGTCTCACTCCCATTTTCTTTGCAAGAGTTCCAAGATTATATTCAGGATTATGAGAGCCTCCTTGAATTTTTGCGGTAGCTTCGGTTATAGGTTTAAGATCTAACCCTCCTTGAGACAACATTTTTACGGTATAATCCCGGTATTTTTTAGCCCGGTAAAGCTGTAGATTAGAGCTAGTTACAATCTTTCCCATTTTTTTTAATTCTTTGGCGAGACCATCTATATCGGCTTTACTTATCTGAACTCTTACATTCATCACTTAGTTGCTCCAAAAATTATATAAAGCCAATCGTTAGCAAATGCATTATAATGTTCCACATATTTAAGATCATAAGTCTTTCCATCATATCTTAATCTGTCATATTTGTTCTTTAATTGCTTCAAAGTAACTGATAAACCATCTACCTCTAATTTAGATACATAAGCTATTAAGTCTACATTCTCCGCCCACGTTATTCTTTCTGTCGTTCTCCTGTCAAATGGACTAAATCTTATCGGGAAAGCTTTTAGATCTAAAGAAGTTGAAGAAATAACTGTTCCAAGTTCATCTTTAGCTGAGGCGGAAGCAGGTTTTAATACTTTAATATCAAATCCATCCTGGCATACATTATATACATGAAGTTTAGCTTTAGCCAGTGCAGCAGATGTCATTCCCTGATCAACAGCAGCCATTAAATTATTCCTTTATAATATTTTCTAATTAACTTCTTATCTTGATAAAATATTTTCCATTTCAGTTTCATCCACTCTTCAATCGTAGGACTATTAGGTTCATTCCTTATTTTACTTATTGCATGTCCAATGGTTAATTTATGTATTAAACCATCTTCAGAATAATCATTAATGGGAACATAATTTAATCTTTTAATCCATCGTACAATATTTTTAATAAATCTCTTAATTATTAAATATTTGTGCTTACCTACAAATTTTTCCAGTTTTATATTTAATATATAAGGGTCAAGCCATTTTAAAATCATGCAACCTCCTTTAACAGATCATCTATTCTATTCAAAAAGTCCTGTGGTAGTCTATAAATTCCATGACGACAGTTATATCCCATCGCGAAATCGGGAGTAGCTTTTGCTTCGTCTACTGACATTATCCCTAATTTTTTAGCTGTCAAATCATCAACAGCTAATAAGCTCATACCAAGTATTTTATTATTTAGTATTTCCTGACAAATCTCACGATCTTTTTTAACATTCCTATCGTCCATTAAACGATAACCCACAACAGCCTCAGAGTTTGCTAAAGCCATTATTTGAACAGAATTTCTGTCTATATTCAGTATGCTATCGCGGATGACCATATCCAAATAATAATCTATTTTAAACCGGGTAAATCTCACTCCAGCTTCCGTCATTCTCGCCGTAGTAATTATATTTCTTTCTTCAATGGCCTTATAAAATTTAGGATATTTCTTTCTTAGAGAAACTTTAAAATTACTTATAATCTGATTTATAGCATCGGCAGATAATTCTGATTTTCTCAAACTAAAATTTTCAGCAATAAATTCTCTTTGAAGAGTTTTGATACTATTGTTTACGAATGTTCCGGTTTGAGATAATGCGATTTGAACAGTCTCCTGAAATCTGGAGACCACTTCATTCATTACGGAATTTCTGACTTCTGTATCAGTCAATCCGCTGTCTTTCATTATCTGCGGAGCATATACGTTTTTTACATATTTTGAATAATTACTATTAAGAAGAGCAATTAAGCCCAAGGTCAATGCAGTTATATTTCGAGAGAGGTTATTTGTTTCTTTTTGTTCTAGTATCCCAGAATCCGCCTGTCCCATATATGATATCAGAACATCCTGATATTTAGTAGCAGGGGGGAGAATAAATTGTTGAATAAATATATCAGTAGCTTCCTGGCCTTTCCCTTCTTCATGCATCATGTAAAGCCAGGCAAGTTCATCCTCTGTTAATTCGTATTTATTATAAAAATTAACGGGATTTTTAATATATATTTCAACATTTGGTATCATTCTCTATTCTATTATGGTTTTTAAATTGTTTAAATAGTTGTCGTCATCCCCAAAAATAGTACAGGTTCTTTGAAGCCCTCCGAGATTAAACCCTGCTCTTTTCCAGTATTTAAGCGCTTTTTTCCAGAAATCAGATGTAGCTAGTTCCCCCAAAGAAGACGAATCCCCGCTATCCGATTCATACGAGTATCCTTCTACTTTAAGATTTTCCTTAGAAGAAGTCTGTTGTTGGTTATCAGTTCTAGTTATAAATTTATTAAATTCATAACATACCGTCCAGACTTCAGCCCAATAAAGATACAATTCTTCAGGGTCGGTATCATAATCTATCCCTGTTTTATCTTTCGCCGCTATTTCATCGTATCTGTCTTTACCTATCCTCGGATAAAAATATAGAAGCATTACGTCTTCTACAACTAATTCCAGATCAGCTTCAAAATCCTCCTCAGAATCATAATTGTAGAAATCATAAGTTTTCTTTAACCTAGATTTAATATCCTCAATTGTATAGGTAGCGCTTAACACTTATTTTTCTTCTTTAACTGCGGGTTTTCTTCCGGGTTTTTTCTTTGGTTTATCTTCAACTGTAAGAGGTTCGTTTTCTTCGTCCTCAAAACCCATATCTTCTACGGCTTTATTATCAGTTTCTCTGGGGTTCTCATCAATAGAAACTCTTTGCCCCGCTCCAATATTTTCTTCGGGGACCAAGTATTCCGGAGAAATTTCTTTACCCAACGTGGTTTTAATTCCTTTATTTACAGCTTTTTCCATATACTGTCTTTTATCACGGTTCTTTCTTTCGTTGATTTCAGCTAATTCTTCCTTAAAACCTACAACAGATGATGGCGGGCAAGTATACCGGGCTTCGCCGTCTTCATCTACTTTGCTAAGAGCTTCCCTAGCATCAATAGGGAATCTGAAACCTACATCATCCCCTTCTCTATCTTTTAATATGATCAAACCTTCTGCATTTTTACGAAACTTCATTTAATAACTCCTTGTTATTTAATTTCTTGTAAATCCCCTCTGTTGCAGCAAAGGGGATATCATAAGACATCAAACTAGGAACTAATTCCTTTTCGATAAATACGCTGTGTAATTAATACCTGTAGCAACCGTACCGCTTACTTCAGTATAAAGACGCATATACTGTTTAGGAGTTCCATTTCTGATTTCATTCCTAAAAGGAAGCACATAACGTCCTATATACATATCCGTATCTCCAGGGATATTATCCCATTCAGCAGTACCGGCAGACCCAAGTATTAAACTACATACGGCATAAATATCAGATGCAAAATCTGATTCAGAACTTACTTCGGCATGAATGATATATTTTTCATCATCTGACGCAACTTCCATTGCAGATACATCAATGATAATATCACCCAAAACCGTACCGGTTCCCAAGTTAAGAATCTGATCAACAGAATCCACCTGTGCAGCCGCGGAAGCAGCTACTAAACCAGCATCTTTAAGCTCCAGATCAACATCATAAGTTTTTGCTTGTCTGCCGCTCATTTAATTTCACCTCACTTATCTTCTTTTCCCAAGATATACAAGAGCTAAAAATCCTCCTACCGTACCTGCAATAGTAAAATAAACTCTTCCATATCTTTTTCTGACACCGCTTGCAATTTCATTCCTTACAGGAAGAATATATCTGCCGGTAGTCATATCCGTATCTCCGGGTAATACCGCAGCATCTCCAAGTTTTAACGATGCGACTTCCCAAATAGAACTTGCAAAAGTAGCGCTCGAACTTATCTGGAACCCTACGGTTACGATTTCATCACCATCGGCTACATCAAGTTCGGATACATCAATGATCATATCCGCTTCAAAGAGACCTGTTCCCAGATCCCTTATAATAGCAGTATCATCGGCATCGCTTCCATGATCTGAGGCTGTTAAAGCAGTCCCCCATTCATGTAAACAAAGGAGATCATCATAAGTATATGTATGTCTGCTTGTACTCATATTCTTATTCCTCCTTTATTATGTAGTCACAGTTGAATTGGCAATAGAATATAACCTCGCGGCGGCTTTACCATGATATATCGCAATTCCACAGTCCCATTCAACCCTTGTTCTGTAAACCGGAGCGCTATCAATCTCGCCTAAATCTCTTACCTGCATATCTCCGCCCTGAATTCCGGTAAACATACCTTCGCCAAAACTTACGCAGTAAATAGATGTAGCCGTTGAAGTCCCCGATGTAGCAGCTTCTTCAAAAGGAAGAATATCATTGTTTTCGTTGTCTTTATCTACGATTATAATCGGAAGATCGTTATAAGCATAGACCCTTTGTCCAAACGTATTCACATCCCAGGTTATGAATCCGCCTACCTGGTAATTCCTTGCGGCAGCGGTCAAAAGCCTTCTCATTGTTTTGTTCATTACCAAATGAGTA